AACGAGCACTACCCGGGGCACCTGTGGGCAGTAAATTGCCGCGGTGAGGCCGGGCTGATGACCATCCACAACCTGATGCTGTCCGGTACGTGGGGCTTCACGCTGCTGCTCGCCAAGAGCTACTCGGCATCCGATCTGCGCCAGCGGGCGATCATGGCGGGCGGCGAGATCCTCGAGCGTTACCGCGTCAGCCGAGGCCGCATCAATCACGACCAGATGGCCGAGATGCCGGTGGATTTCGCCGGCCGCGTCATCGGGGGAGACCTATCGAAATGATCGACGACGCTACCGCACTGCGCCTGGCCCGGGATGCCTACACCGGGAGCACGACCTACTTCGACGCCAATGTCCGGAATGACCTCGAGAGGAACATCCGCCAGTTCCAGTCGAAGCACGGCCCAGACTCGAAGTATATGTCCGAGTCATATCGTGCGCGGAGCCGCTTCTTCCGCCCGAAGACGCGGTCCATGGTGCGCAGTGCCGAAGCAACCGCGGCCGAGGCCTTCTTCTCGACCAGCGACGTCGTGTCGATCGTCCCCGAGCAGTCCAAGGACGAGCTGCAGCAGGCCTCCGCAGAAATCATGCAGGAGCTTCTCCAGTACCGGCTGCAGAAGTCGATCCCGTGGTTCCAGACCTGCATCGGTGCGTACCAGGACGCGATGGTCCAGGGCGTGGTGATCTCCCACCAGGACTGGGAATACAACATCGACCGCGGCATCGACAAGCCGGTGGTCCAGCTGATCCCGCGCGAGAACTTCCGCTTCGACCCGGCAGCCGACTGGGCCGACCCGATCGGCACCTCGCCCTACCTGATCTGGCTGATCCCGATGCGGGTCCGCGACATCAAGGCACGGATGAAGCCCGGGGCTGACGGCTCTCCGGCAAAATGGATCAAGTATGACGACGCGATGATCCGCACCGCGAACCAGAAGTGGGACTCGACCCGCATGATCCGCGAGGGCAACCGCACCGACTCGAGCGATGCCGCGAACAACATCAACGAGTTCTCGATCGTCTGGGTCCATATGAACCTGGTCCAGGACGAAACGACCGGCCAGGACATGATCTTCTACACGCTGGGCACGGACCTGCTGCTGTCACGTCCGGTGCTGCTCAAGGACCGCTACGCCCACGGCCGGCGCCCGTTCGTGATGGGCAAGACGGTGATCGAGACGCACCGCACCGATGGTGCCGGCGAGGTCATGCTGACCCGCGACGTCCAGGCCGAGACGAACGAGATCGTCAATCAGCGCATCGACAACGTGAAGTTCGCGATGAACAAGCGCTACTTCGTCCAGCGGAATCGGCAGGTCGATATCCGCTCCCTGACGCGCAATGTCCCTGGTTCGGTCACGATGCTCTCTGACGTCGAGAAGGACGTCAAGGTGCTCGAGACGCCGGATGTCACCAGCTCTGCTTATCAGGAGCAGGACCGCCTGAACATGGACTTCGACGAGATCAGCGGCAACATGTCGCAGAGCTCGGTCTCGGCCAACCGGCGCCTGAACGAGACAGTCGGCGGGATGGAGATCCTCTCGGCAGACGCCAACAAGGTTCGCGCCTACAGCCTAAAGACTTTCATCGAGACCTGGGTGGAGCCTGTCCTCCGTCATCTGATCCTGCTCGAGCAGATGTACGAAACCGACGATGTCATCCTGGCGCAGGCCGGTACCAAGTCGCCGATGCTGCAGAAGCTGGGCATGGACCAGATCACCGACGACCTGCTGATGCAGGAGCTGACGATGACCGTCAATGTCGGCATGTCCTCGACCAGCCCGACCCAAAAGATCAATAATCTGCTGACCGGCATCAACGGGGTCAAGACGGCCCTGGCCGATGGCGTGCTCGAGCGCTATGGTGTCGATCCGGTCGAGGTGGTCAAGGAGATCTTCGGCGCCCTCGGTCACAAGGATGGCGGGCGCTTCTTCAAGTTCGACGGCGAGCAAGACCCCCGGGTCCAGGCGCTGCAGCAGCAGCTCCAGCAACTGCAGCAGGCGCTCGACGCCAAGAACCCGCCCGAGCTGATTGCCGCGCAGGTCGAGGAGATCAAGGCGCGCACCGGCAAGATCGATGCCGAGAAGCTGGCCAAGATGGTCGAGGCGATCTACTCCTCGATGCAGGCCGGCGAAGTGGTTGCCGCGGCTCCTCAGGTTGCACCGGTGGCCGACGAGATTATGAAGGCCGGCGGGTACCAGGTGCCGCAACCGGCCGGTGTCGATCCGAACTTCCCGCAGCCCAGCCCGATGCAGCAGGTCGGCATGGAAGCCGCGGCTGCAGGACCGATCGACGTTCCCGAGTCGGGCAATACGTCGCCGATGTTCCCGGCCAACCCCGGGCAGCCTGATGCCGGCGTCAATGCCGGGATCGAGTCGGACCAGACGTAGTCGCGAACGATCAAGCGGGGCAGGCGTAAGTTCCGCGCATGAATCCTGATACCAATCCGGTACTGAGGGAGATCGATTTCGGCATGGAGGTGGAAGCCTTCCTCCAGTCGGACATCGGTCGATACCTTGCCAAGCGGGCCGAAGCCGAGGTCGAGAGTGCTGTCGAGGCCATGAAAGTGGTCGATCCCGAGGACACCAAGAGTGTCCGCGGACTGCAGAACACGATCAAGGTCGCCGAGTCCGTCCTGTACTGGTTGGCGGAAGCGATTCAAGCCGGCCTGAATGCCCAGGCCGAACTTCACGAACAAGCAAAGGAGCCTTGACCCAATGAGCGAAAACACTGAATCCGTCGCCATCTCTGACGTGGCGGAAGAAGTTGTTGAGAGTCGTCCCCTGACGCCCCGCGAGGAGGCCATGGAGGCGATCGCCTCGAGCCGCACCGCCAAGATCGAGGAAGAGACCGGCGTGTCTCTCACCGCGAAGCCGGAAGAGCCCGTCATCGATCAGGTGACCGAGCAGCTGGCAGATCCCGATCCGGCTCCCGTGCCCGAGGTGCAGAAGGTCAAGGTCAAGGTAGATGGCGTGGAACAGGAGGTCGATGTCGATACCCTGGTCCGCACCTACCAGAAGAATTCAGCAGCGGACCGCCGGCTTGAAGAAGCCACACGTCTGTTGCGGGAAGCGGAGGAGCGTGCTGCAGCACAGGCCGCGAATCCGGGAAAGACGCAGGGCGTAGGGGAACAAACCCCTGATGACTTGCGCCAGGAGGCAGCCCAGATCATCGACAAGATGTATGACGGTGACAAGGACGCTGCAGCCGATGCACTCATCCATCTACTGGCAAAGGCGAAGGGCGGTGACCAGCCTACCCAAGCGCCTGTCGAGCTGGACGAGGGCGCAATCACCGACCGTGTCCTGGCCAGAATGGCTGTGAATACGGCGTTCGAGACGATCAAGTCTGACTATCCCGACATCATTTCCGACCCGGATCTCGAAGTCCTCACCGCAATGAAGATCGATCGTGCTGTTGCCCAGGGTACGCCCAGAGCGCAGGCCATGCTCGATGCCGCGGCCGAGGTCTACAAGACGCTCGGCAAGGAGCCCGCGGGACGCCAGAAGGCCGTGCAGCCGAGCAGCCGACAGGACAACAAGGCGCGCCTGGACAACATCCCGGCCGCATCAGCAACCGCTACCCCGAGCGAACCGCCGCAGGAGAATCCCTCTCCTTCGTCCGTGATCGCCGAGATGGCAAGGAAACGACTGGGCCAATCGCTGGCCCTCTAGCCTTTTAGGAGAAAATCATGGCTGGTCAAATTTGGGTTACCAACTCGCTTGGTGGCTTCATGTACTCGGACAACCTGTCCAAGGTACTGCGCCACGCTGTTCAACCGCTGTGCAAGTTCCGCCAGTTCGCCGATGTCAAGGACGCCGCCGTCCAAGGCAAGGGCAAGGGCGACACCTTCCACTGGAACGTCTATTCGGACATCGCCGCCCAGGGCACGACCCTGGTGGAAACCACCACGATGCCGGAAAGCAACTTCACGATCACCCAGGGCACGATGACCATTACCGAGTTCGGTAACTCGGTGCCCTACACCGGCAAGCTGGACGACCTGTCCGAGCACCCGGTCAAGGAAGTGATCCAGAAGGTTCTGAAGAACGACGCGATGAAGGCGTTCGATATCGCCGCTCACGCCGAGTTCAACAAGACCCCGCTGCGCGTCGTCGCGACCTCGACCCACACCGCCTCGGTGGCCCTGACCACCAACGGTACGGCAACCGCCACCAACGGCATCGAGCTCGGCAAGGACCACGTCAAGGCCATCGTCGATCTGATGAAGGAACGCAACATTCCGGCATATCAGGCTGACGACTACGTCTCGATCGCCCACCCGAGCACCTTCCGCAAGCTCAAGAACGACCTCGAATCGGTCAAGCAATACACGACCGAAGGCTTTGGCATGATCCTGAACGGCGAAATCGGCCGGTATGAAAATACCCGCTTCGTCGAGCAGAACAACATCGCCAAGAAAACGTTCGCGGCCGGCAAGTCCAACTGGGCATTCTTCTTCGGTGGCGACACCGTCGCCGAGGGCATCGCGGTTCCGGAAGAAATGCGCGGCAAGATCCCGACCGACTACGGTCGTGGGCGAGGGATTGCTTGGTATTACTTAGGTGGGTTTGGCTTGGTTCATGGCCAAGCAAGTCAGTGCCGCGTGCTGAAATGGGACTCGGCGGGTTAATAATACCAACCTGAAGTGATAGAATGGCCTCCTCTAATACAGGAGGCCATTTTTATGTTTGATGCTGATTTCATCGCTCGTTTTGAGGCGAAGTTGGATAAGTCTGGCGATTGCTGGTTATGGACGGCGTCGTGTGCCGGAAAGGGTTACGGTCAAATGAAGCTCCCGAAGCAGCGTAAGCAGGAGTATTCACATCGACTGGCCTACATGATTTACAAAGGTCCGATCGGAGATAATCAATACGTCTGCCACACCTGCGACAACCCGCGGTGCTGCAACCCTGATCATTTGTTCCTCGGCACGAGCCAAGACAACCATGACGACATGGCAAAGAAAAACCGGAGCACGCACGGCGAAAATAATCCGT